TGTTCGCAGATGTTCTTTTAGGTAAGACAAAAGCGGGTGACGCTTCTTTAACACTAGCGACCACTACTCTAGAAAGTTATAGCCCAATCGGCGGAACCGATATGATTTCGGCTCTTACACCAACCGCGCTACAACCCTTCACAGACCTCGTTCGAAACAAGGACTACAAAGAAGCTCCGATCTACAAAGAAAACTTTTTTAACAAAGACTTACCCGATTCGTCGCTCTATTGGAATAACACCTCCGACGCCTCTATAGCCATAGCCAAAGGTCTTAACAAGCTCACAGGAGGAGACGAACAGAGAAAAGGTGCTATTGATGTGTCGCCCGACAGTATAGAATATATGACAAACTACTTTCTTGGTGGTCTAGGGTCGTTCATGAGCCGTTCAATAGACGGCACTGTTAAAGTTTTTGACCCAAATGCCCCCACACCTTCGGTCAACGATGTGCCTATCGTGAGAAGATTTGTAGGAGACAAGGCGTCGTATTTTGATACCGACAGGTTCTACAGACTTGTCAAACACACCTCAGTGTCCAAAGACCGCGTAGAAGATTATAAAAAGAATCGCGACCCGCGAGCTTCGAACGTGTTGAGCTATGAGAAGCCACGAATAAAGCTTAACGACATATACAACAAAACAATTTCTAAACAACTATCCACGCTTCGCAGACAGCTCGAAAAACTAGACAGAGACGAGAGTCTAGACGGTCAAGCCCGCTTAGACAAAATGGAAGCACTAAAGACCAAAAGGACACGCATAATGCGCAAGTTCATCAACTTAGGAGAAAAAATGGGCGTCGATGACTACTAACAAAAGTAAAGAGGGGGAACCTGTTCCCTATGATGATCAAAAAGAAATGTTTAGAAATGCTTTTAACACATTTCTAAACGGGACTTATGAAGAGTACGACCTCATGGACGACCACATGGTAGAGATTTGCGTCGAAGAGTTAGAGAGATTTTCCGAAACCACTGTCGTTTTCGACTCCGAAATAGATTTAGACATATTAGACGAAGAAGATTTAGAAGAGTAATAATGCAACCTGTTGAGGCGCATGCCGTAGACAGGTATTTTTAGGACAATGAACACTAGTAGCCTTGTATTAACGGAAAAACAAGAAGCTAACCTGCTAGAGTACGTCGAAAAGCGACTCGCTTCGCTTGAGGACGACAATCGCGAGCGGATAATGGCTGACGCGTACTCTTGGAACGCATACCACAACGAGCGATCCGACAGGGAGCAACCTGATTCCATATTTGAGAAATCAAATGTCTCCGTGCCTCTAACCACTTTAGTCGTAGACCACTTTGTAAGTCGTGCCGAAGATGACATTACGGGGCAAACTCCGTATGTGAAGTTTGACGCCCAAGGCCCTAGTGACATGAAGACCGCTCAGGATTACGACAGGTACTTCAATTGGAAATTAGAAACCAAAGGTAAGAACAGAAGACTGCTAGAGGATGCTTATTTACAGGCTTTCGTCCAAAGAGCGGCCGTGCTCAAGGCGACATATAAAGAAGACATCTCGCAATACACGGATCGCGAGGCACGAGTCTTATACGAAATGGGTTCAGACGATCCAATATTTCTCGACGGCATAGGAATGGTTGTTGAGGGCGAAAATGATTTTATACAGATCGTGAACCCCGCCACGCAAATGCCACAAATGGTTTTGCAAGAAGACCCTAGCTTCGTGTTCGATCCTTCGCGACACGAGTTTCGCGTCTATACCAAAGGGATTGAGATGCAGACCGTGCGCTATAAGGGCCCTAAGACCGCTTTAGTCGACTACGACCGTTTTCTCGCACCGACTGATGTTGTGTTGCTAGAAGACGCTGATTTTATTGCCGAAAAATACGATAAACCTTTGGCGTGGGTGGAAAGCCTGTTCCTAAAGCGCGGGTTCTATTCTTTAAACGAATATAAGAACACCGTGAAGGACGCCACGGCGGAGCCTAAAACCGAGGGGTACAGAGAAAAAGAGTACAGAGAAAACCTTGGGTTCGATCGCGACGATCCTAAATTACAGATCGTAGAGTGTTGGATCAAAAGAGATGTCTTAGGTAAAGGATATCCACAAGAGTTCTGCCTTTTTTACGACCCACTCACCAAGAACGCCATCTATTACGAGTATGTCCAAAAGATCACTCCCGATAAGTGCATACCTTACTCTGTAGTAAGCATTAACAGAGACAGAAATCGTTGGTGGGGCCCTTCCCTACCCGAACGCATTCACAGCTTTCAGGAGTTCATCGACAAACAGTTTAACTCTCAAGCTTTTCGCAACGAGATAAGTGCCAACCCTATACTAGGAGCGAACCCACAGGCACTAGAAGAGGAACCTGACGACATAGAGCTCCACGCAGGTAAAGTTTTTACTTTGAAGGACAACTACAAAATGCAGGATTTCCTGAGCGCTGTAGATATCCCGAACTTAGACCTTAAAACTCAAAGCCTCATAGATTTTGTTTTTAGCGTAGTTCAACTATGGCTAGGAGTGAGCAATTTAGCGCAGGGGGACATGCAAGTGTTGCAACCTGCCACAACCGCTACAGGTGTTGAGGCTAGTCTAAAAGAAGCGTCTAAAATCGGCAGGAGGTGGCTCAGAAGAATTGTCGAGACCTTCGAGGAGCACCTAACTAAACTCGTCACTATAGAGTGCGCTACACTAGACCATAATCAAGTTTTTGAGTTTATGGAGGGAGATGTCCGCACTTTCGCGGAGATGAACCCACGAGACTTGGAGAACCTGTCCACAAATGTGACCGTAGAGGTTTCACAAGAACAAGGTCAGCGCCAAATAGAGAAGGCAGACTTAGCACTGAAATCTATGGACAGGTACTTCGCATACCCGCCCGAAATGAGACCTTTCGTCAAACCTATGATTAAGGAGATTGTTAAAGCATTGGGCTACGAGAACGCTGATGAGTACCTACCCGACCAAGCCCCTGACGTCCCACGGGACGAAGAGGGTCAACCTTTAGACAAAAAACAACAGGGCATGTCCGAAGCCGTCAGAGGCATGGGCAACTCTAACCAAACAGGGGCGAACCAATTCACAGAAGGAACATCATGATCACACTAGCAGAATCGGATAAAAGAGTTTCCACGCTAACCATGCTAGAAAGCGACGGTTTCGAAGCGCTCGTGGGGGCGTTTGAAGAGCAAACAGACAGGTTAGCAAAAAAGTTAATGGATGCCAAGACTCCCGACCATGAGACTATAATTCTCAAGGGAATACTTAACGAAGCCAAGCACTTAGACCCTCGTACTTTAGGACGGGTATTAATAGCCAAGATGGAAGCAAAAGCTAAGAAAGAAGGTATGGGCTTAGTAGTAATGAAACATAATTTCTCATGAGAACCGTTAAACTAGAAGACCTCAATGTTGTAGAAACTGTCAGCTCTACTGACGAAGTTTTAGCACTCCGTGACAACAATCTCGTTCGAGCACCTGCCGAGCAGTTCATTCAGGGAGCACTTTCGGAAAACTGCACTTCGTGTGTGCAGACGTTTACGACCCAAGATTTACCGAACGCCCCCCAAGTCGGAACTCTCGCATTCGACACTACACGAGACCGACTAGTGTACTACAAAACAAGTGGATGGCACTTCGTAGGAGACGACTCACCCTGTGACGGGCACAGCACAAGCAGTCCGAGCTCTTCTGAATCTCTCAGTTCCATCTCTAGCTCTAGCATATCAAGCTCTGACAATTCTAGTATCAGCTCTATGAGCGTTAGCAGTCCAAGCTCTTCTGACTCTCTTAGCTATGACTCCATCTCTAGCTCTAGCATATCAAGCTCTGACAATTCTAGTATCAGCTCTATGAGCGTTAGCAGTCCAAGCTCTTCTGACTCTTTCAGCTATGTCCCTGGCCCTCTCGTAACACCAATTACCGCAGAAAGCAGAGCAGGCACTTTTGCTTATAGAGATCAGACAGCCTTTCAAAGTTACCTTGAAGGCGTGCCGAGCACAGAAATGCCCGCATATACTTACAGATCGTGGAACGTGCCTTTTTATAAATTCAAAAATGGTGTAATAATACATTTAAAAATTGGGTCTACTGACTACTACACAGAAGGGTTTGTTTATTATGGTGGAGGTGACATTCAGCATGGACTAGTCAGTTCTAGCGGAAGCCCTATCCCAATTCCGCCTTCGGGCATACCTAGTGGAACTATAGTAGAGATACAAGGTACTGTATACGACTCACAATGAGGCAGTACTGTTTTCTCGTGGAACTGACGGTTGTTACTACCCTTACAATTTTACTCTTAGCTTCGAGTTGCTCCATGAAACAGTTCTACCCAACTGCGGGAGCCGTAGTCGGGGGGAGTGTCGGAAGTCTCGGCGGCCCAGGAGTCGCCGCGCTCGGAGCGGGCGGAGGTGC